GGTCGAAGTTGCGAAGGGCGAGTCCGTCCAGGTCAACGGCAGAACATTCTCCGGCCCAGTTTATGTTGCACGAAAGTCAACACTCAAAGAAATCTCATTCGTTGCACTGGGCGCGGATGACAACACCAACGCCCGCGTAGCGGCAAAAAACAATTCCTCTAAATCGGAGACTATCACAATGAGCTTTGAAGCATGGCTTAAGGCACAAGGTCTTGACGTAGATTCGCTGGGCGAAGAAGCTGTCAAGAATCTCAAGGCAACCTACGAAAAGCTGCAAGACGTTGAGGCCAAGGCCGACGACGTTCAGGCTGATGACGTTCAGGCTGATGCCGGCGATGAGATTGACGTGAAGGCAGCAGTTGCTGAACTTCGCGCCGAGCATCACCGACTCGCTGAAATCAACAAGATTGCCGGCGACCACCCCGACATCGCCGCCAAGGCGATTGACAACGGCTGGTCAAAGGACCGCACCGAACTGGAAGTTCTCCGTGCGGCTCGCCCTGAAGCACCCAACGTCAACACTGGCGCTGGTCGTGTCGAAGGCGTCACCGAAGACGTTCTCTCCGCTGCCGTCTGCATGGCTGGCAACCTGAGCGACGTTGAGGCTCAGTTTGACGAGAAGACTCTTGAGGCTGCACACAAGCGATACAAAGGTCGCATCGGCCTTCAGGAAGTCATGTGCGAAGCAGCTGTCGCTAACGGCTACGCTGGCTCGCCCAGCTTCCGTCGCGACGACAAGGGCATCATCCGCGCAGCGTTCTCGACTGCCGGTAGCCAGAACATCCACGCTGCAAGCGGGTTCTCGACCCTGAGCATCACGGACATCCTGAGCAACGTCGCTAACAAGTTCCTGCTCGCCGGCTACAACGCCATCGAGTCGGGCTGGCGTGACATCTCGGTCATCAAGAATGTGTCTGACTTCAAGCAGAACACTTCCTACCGACTGACTGGTGACCTGGAGTACGAAGAAGTCGGCGCCGGTGGCGAGATCAAGCACGGTAGCGTTGCGGACGAGTCGTACACTAACCAGGCCAAGACCTACGCCAAGATGCTGTCGATCACTCGACAGGATCAGATCAACGACGACCTCGGTGCGTTGACTGACGTTCCTAATCGTCTTGGTCGCGGTGCTGCCCTCAAGGTCAACAAGGTGTTCTGGACTGCGTTCCTCGACAACACCTCGTTCTTCACCGCAGGTCGCAACAACCTTGAGACGAGCAATGCCCTCTCCATCGGTGGTCTGACCACTGCTGAAACGGCATTCTTCGATCAGACTGATCCGGACGGCCAGCCTCTCGGCCTCATGCCTGAGATTCTGCTGGTCCCGAATGCACTCAACGTGACTGCCAGCAACATCATGAACAGCACGATGGTTGAGGCATCCACCACTGCGGACACGCCAATCCCTGGCAACAACCCGCACGCAGGCAAGTTCCGCGTCGTTCGTTCGTCCTACCTGTCGAACTCGGCCCTCGGCGGTGCTCAGAGCACCAGCACTTGGTACTTGCTGGCTAACCCTGCCACGCTGTCCACCATGTGCGTCAGCTTCCTGAATGGCGTGCAGACGCCTGTGATTGAAACGGCTGATGCCGACTTCAATACGCTGGGCATCCAGATGCGTGGTTACCATGACTTCGGCGTTGATCAGCACGAATACCGTGCCGGCGTCAAGTGCACCGCGTAATGATTCCTCCTGCGGCGGGGCGCATTCAGGCGTTTGTGCCCTGCCGTTTTAATCAACACACCTTCAAACTGGAGAGCCAATCATGGCACAAACAATCGAAGCAATTCTTTATCAGGGTCCAGTCGCTGTTCGCGACTACACCCCCGGCAGCGCAGCGAGCGCTGGCGAAATCCGTGAGCGTGAAGATGGTCAGGCCGGCGTTGCTGCCACCGACATCTCGGCCAGCACCCTCGGCTCGGAGTACATCCGTGGCGTGTACAAGGTCAAGGCATCGTCCAAGACCTTTGCTAAGGGCGACCCGGTCTACTGGGACGCTTCTGGCGACACGGCGCTGACTGCCGACGACACCATCGAGTCCGCTGACTTCTACCTGGGCATTGCGGACGCTGCCGCAACGACCTCCGACGACCACGTCAAGGTTGACCTGAACCAGCAGCGACCTGTCCCGACTGGCGTGAGTAGCTAATGCGGATTGCCTTGCACCCGAAGTCTGATGACTTAGGGCCGTTTCAGGTCTTGCGTCGATGCAAGGGTGCGATTGAGGCGGCTGGTCATAACGTGGTTGAACACGCTGACCAGTCGCCTCGCCCCAAGGGGGCAGACGTGTGGATTGTTCATCAATCCTTTGCCACAAGGGAGGTTCTAGACAACCTACCCGATCAAAGTGTGATACTTATGGAACGGATCGACTCGGCTCAACTTTGGTCACGCGAACAGGCGGCTCATCCCGCTGTTTTTGCGTGTCCGAAACCAGCCGCGCTGCCTGTGTCTCGACTCCGATCTGAATATCACCGTGATCACGAATCACTGCTCGATGCTGAAAACGCATCGGGCGGCTTATCTGAAATCAGTGAAGAAACTGCCGAGAAGGTGTGTGCTGGTCCGCATTACGGCCAATACAACCGCATCGGCAGATTTGGCGAGCAGGGGCCGGGTCTTGATGCCAAACGACCCCTCGACTTGTTCTTTGCCGGCTCGATTGACATTTACAACGAAACTATTTCAAACCACCGCAAGGCGTGTTGTATTGAATCCGAAAAACTCGGTGACGAGTTCAATGTCAAGGTGGTGCATGGCAAAGACCTGCCTCGGCAGCAATATGACGAGCACACCCGGCAAGCGAAGGTGGTGGTCAGCCCGTGGGGGAACGGCGAACTCTGCCATCGCGACTTTGATGCGATGTGGTGTGGTGCGGTCGTCGTCAAACCTTTCAGTGATTATCTTCGAACCGACCCGGTGATGTTTCGGGATGGTCATAGTTATTTCTCATGCAAGCCCGACTGGTCGGACCTGCGTGAGGTGGTTAGGCACATTGTTCAGAACTGGGACGCTTTACGTGATATGCGTACCCTGAATTACGCGAAGGTTCACGCGGCGTTTCGCCCGGAGTACACGGCGGCGTGGCTGAATCGTTTACTTACAACAGGAAGGAATACCTGATGATCCCTACGATGCTCAGTTGGAAGGTGAGAGATTACTTGCAGCATGTTGGTTCGCAATGGACCGGCGAAGGTTTTGCTGTTGAGTGTGGCGCATGGCTGGGCGGCGGGACAGCCGCGCTGGCAACTGGATTAAATGAGGCGGGCTACGACCGCCCGCTGTGCGTCTACGACCGCTGGGAAGCGAACAACGAAGAGGTCAAGAAGGCGTGGAACGCCAACGTCAAGCTGACCTGCGGGCAGAATATCGAGCCTGTGTTCCGTGAGTTTGTTGAACCCCATTGCAACTTCCCGGTCAAGACCTACCGTGGTCGTATCGAACAGGCCAAATGGTGTGGTCACCCCATCGAGATTTGGCTACTCGACGCAGCGAAGCGAGAGGGGCCATTCTACGGCGCCCTGCGAGCCTTCGGCCCGTCTTGGATTCCCGGCGTCACAACGATTGGCCTGCTCGACTTCGGGTTCTACCGCAGCTTCGGAGATGATCCAAAGGCCGAGTTTTACCTGGAACAACTCGCGTTCATCGACCGCTTCCCTGATCGCTTTGAGTTGATCGAGGATTTTGGTCCCGATGATTCGCCAGCGTTCTTCAAGTATGTCAAACCGATCAACTGGGAGCGTGAAATATGAGTCTCCCTAACGTCGTAGATCACAACCATGTCTTGGCTCGTCGCGGCGGCGAGGTGTTAAAGCGCCTACAAGGCGTCGAGAACCCGGTTGGCGTCGAGGTTGGCGTCTATCGCGGCGCGTTGTCTGCGTGCGTCCTGCGTGAGCGCAAAGACCTTGTGTGGCACATGGTTGATCCATGGGCGCCGCCTGCCGAGGGCAGCAGTTATGCAAAGAGCGGCGACAGCGTCTCGATGCTTAACGAGTACGAGTTTGAAGAGGTCTATAAAGACGCGACTCAGCGGGTGGCGTTTGCGGGAGATCGGGCCTGCATGTCGCGTGGGTGTTCAACTGACGTTGCCGAACTCATTGAGGACGGGTCCATTGACCTTGTCTTTATCGACGCCGACCACAGCGACGATGGTGTTCGGTCAGATGTGCTGGCGTGGTATCCAAAAGTCAAGGCCGGCGGCTGGATCGGTGGTCACGACTGGCGTACGCCAGGCAAGAAGAATGGTTACCACGTTGGACCCGCTGTTGTGGGCGCCCTTGAATGGATTGGGGTCCAGCCCAACATTGAACTTGGCGTAGATCGCACATGGTGGTTGAAGAAGCAATGAAATGCCAACCCATCCAACCCGTTTTTCAGGTGATGGCGATGAGCCGCAGTGGTCATCATGCGTTCATCGAATGGGCGATCTCTCGCCTCGGCGGAACCTGTGTGCATCACAACCATGTTCGTGGTGGCGTCCCGGCGCAGTCTTTTCTGTATCGCAACGGCAACCTGGTGGGCGAGACATTTGACGCCGTGCCAGATGGCGCATGGGAGACGGCGAATGTCGAGAACCTGATGCCGAGCCAGGGCAAGCCATTCCCCTGCAAGATCATCCTGTTTATCAGGGATGTTTATAACTGCATGGCGTCTCGCATCAAGGCAAACAAAGGTCTTGGCGTTGACGTTTGGATTGCTCAGGCCCGAGAGGCGCTCCGGATCACCAAATTCTTCGCAAACCCCGTCGTCATTAAATACAACGAGTGGCGTGACAGCGTCGAATGGAACCGGGAGTCGGTCGCCTACAACCGAGGCTCGTCTTTTGGCTCGATTCAAGGAACTGACGAGCGATATAAGTTGTATTTAGACGATCCCGTTTTTCGCGCTGAAGTTGTTTTATGCGAAGATGCAGCGCGACTTAACGAACAACTTTTTGGCTGGAGGTTGCCATGATCCGAGTTATATGTAATCACTTTAATGACCCGACGTTTAGCCGGCTCGCGAACGCTCTCAAACGATCTGTTGAGCAGAATGCCCCCGACTCTGAGTTTGTCGAGATTATTAGCGACGAGCCGGAAGATCGGCCCGGTCTGATCAAGCATTACACGCACAACCACGCCAAGTTGCGGGTGTGGCGTGCTGCGGTTCACGCCGAGCCTGAAAATAGTTGTGTCGTTCTGATTGACGCTGATGCGATTGTCCTTGGCGAACTCGACTCTGCATTCGACAAGCCCTACGACATTGGCTGGACGTGGCGACCTGGGCGATTGCCAGTCAATAGTGGCGTCGTGTTTGTTCGGTGCAATGAGCGATCTCGAGCCTTTATGGATGCGTGGGTGGATCGCGATGAGCAGTTAATGAACCACAGGACGCTTGCAGCGCATGGCGCCAGCAAGTACGGAGGTGCGAACCAGGCGTCGTTCATGTGGCTCATTACGCACGGCAAGGGGCAGGACATCGCCAGATGCCAAGACCTGATGTGCAAGAAGTGGAATAGCGTGGATCAGACGTGGTGTGACTTTGATGACGACACGCGAATTCTCCATATCAAAGGCGCCTTGCGTGACGCTTGTGTCGGCAAGCCCAAAGACCCATTCTGGCGGAATCTAAAGATGCTGTCGGTCAACGGCGCCGAGTCGGACATCGAGTTGGGTAATCTGGCGAAGATTTGGCGCGAGTATGACGTTGCGGAGGTGGTGGCATGAGTCGCATGTCTGCCGCGTTGACGTGGCTATCCGACAACATGAAGACCTACCTGTCTGAGACGGGCAAGATCAGGCGCGACGACGACGAAACGCCGGGCGTGTCGATGACCGTGGGCAAGACCATGGCGGACATCGAGGGCCGGGACGGCGTGACAGTGCGAACCAACATTGCCGACTTCCTGATTCACGCCAGCGACTACAAGATCAATGGCGTCGCAGTTGAGCCGAAGCGCGGCGATGAGATTGACTACGGCGGCAAGACTTACCAAGCGGTTCCAATCGCCGGCAATGAGGTGTGGCGGTACGCAGAGAACGTAAACAGGACACGCATTCGCATCCATACCAAGGAGATTGGCGATGCCAGTTAGAGTGATGAGAAACCTAAGTGAAGTCAATGGCGCGGTTGCGGTGGACATCACCAGCGAGTCGGCCACCGTCGAGGTGGAGATCGGCAGCGAGTTGGATGGCCTGCTGTACTACAACTGGACCCGTGGTGGCAATCCGCGATTCGGCCTGAATGACCTCGTCCACCGACGCTTTGAGGTCGAGAAGACGGGCAACGCCACCTACAAACTGACACCCACCACAGGAACACTTGAAGCGTGAGCGATGTCTTTGATCTTACCGATGCCGTAGCGGCTCGCATCAACGCGGGCAGCTATACCATCTCCGACACGTTCACGGCTCAGGGCGTGGCGTTGATTGAGGTGGATGCGGACGAGATCGTGGACAATGTGCTGGTGGAATGTGTGCCACGCATGAAACGTCTTGAGCCTTTATCTCGCGCAAAAGACCGGAATGAGATTACAATCGGCGTGGGCGTGATGAAACAGATCGGCGTGACTGCCGGCAAGGTCACAACGTCTGAAGTGTCGGCCCTGGTCGAACTCTGCGAAGAGATTGCGGACCAACTCAAAAGCCAAGATTACACCGTGAACGGGAGGAGCGCGAAGTGGATCAAGACAGAGATCGACCCTGTGTACGACTCTGAAGCACTCTACGACGCGAACCAGTTCAGAAGCATTGTCAACGCCACTTATCTACTAACAACCCCGTAACGGAGACTTTCTGATGGCTACCATCACTGGTGACGACTGTAAACTGTATCGGACCACTTCGCTGGCCGACACCCAGGACGCGACGATTGACGCTGCATCTTGGACTCTCATCGACAACATCAAGGGCGATGTCACGCTGAACCTTGAGCGAACTACGGCAGACGCCTCAACTCGCGCTGGTCAGGGTTGGCGATCCAACATCCCGACACTTGCCGATGGCACTGTCGAGTTTGAAATGCTGTGGGACCAAGGCGGCAGCGATGCCAACTTCACGGCGATCAAGGATGCCTTCTTCAACCAGACAACCATCCCCATGGCTGTCATGGATGGCGACATCAACACCAATGGTTCTCAAGGGCTGGTTGCGTTCTTCTACGTGGCCAACTTCTCCCGTACCGAGCCGCTGGAAGACGTGGTCACTGCGAGCGTCTCGTTGACGCTGGCCCCGGTCACCACCTCGACCAACGCACCGAACTGGTACACCGAATCCACCTAAGCCTAATGGCAGGGAGCGAATGATATGGCGAAGTTTACTGACGCCGAAAACCGTGAGTGGACGATCCGCATCGACATCCCGACCATCAAGCTATTGCGAGAGCATGACCTTGATGTGTTGGGGTTGTTCGATGAGGGGTTCCAAGGGCTAGAAAAACTGGTCAGCGATCCTGTGCGGCTTGTCGATACAATATCGTTGGTCTGCCAGGATCAGATCAAAGAGTTGGACATGGACGCCGACTCTTTTGCCCGTGCCTTGTATGGTGACGCCTTGGCCCGTGCGGTCGATGCGTTGGTCGAGGGCATCACCGATTTTTTCCACGACCCGAAGCGCCGAGAAACGATCAAGACGGTGTTTCGGAAAGCAAAGGAAATCGAAAAGGCGATGTTCGATCAGGCCGCACTAGAGGTCGAAGCGGTGAACGTCCAAGACATGGCGAAGCAGTTGGCGAGCGAATTTGGCGCACTGTCTTCGAAGTCGCAGGATTCGTAGGTGTGGACCCTTGTGTGAAGGGTCGCACGTTGCGAGAACTGTTGTGGATGGCCGAGGGTAAAATTGAATATTCGGATCGCATGAAGTGGAATCACACTGCGGCCATGATGGGCCTCTTCCATAACGCCAATGCGAAAAAGGCTGTCGGGTTCGATCATTACAACCCGTACGTTAAAAAGAAGAGCAAGCCCAATACCGAGAAGCTGGACAAGAACAGTATCCAGGCACTCAAGGCATTGGCTAAAAAAGGCAGAGGTCTGAAACTCAGTGGCCAAACCCCTGATCCGAGTCGCGAGCAAGGTAACCCTCAACCTTGATAAGGTGCAGAAGGCATCGGAGCGATCCGAGCGGAAGTATCTGTTTCGGGTTGGCGGTTACGCGCTAAAGGTCGCCAAGTCTAACGTCAAGACCAAAAAGACTTCATACAGCACGGCGCCTGCTTCCCCTCACGGGAAGACAGGTGCTATGCGTAATGGCATGGCCTTTGATGCCAGCATGAAGACGCGGGACGTAATGATTGGTCCCCAGCGAGACGCATCAAAAGACAACTCGCTGGTGCTGCACGAATATGGCGGATCGCGATCTGGCCAACAAGCAGGCTATCGCCTGGTCCCGACCAAGTCTATCCGAAGGGGCGATATCGACCCGAACTACCCGGTTCGACCCTCTCGCGTCCGTGGCCACAAGCGGGTGTTCATGCCCGCAGGCCGACGTGTCTACAAGCCTCGTCCGTACATGGCGCCGGCCCTCAAAACAACACTCGACCAAGACCAGACTAGGTTTTGGATTGGAGCATAGCGATGCCAAGTAGAAGTGCAATTAAGGCCGGCGAAGCGTATGTTCGCGTCTTCCTCGACAAGACGGACACCGAGCGTGGCCTTAAGCAATTGCAGGCCAGCCTGAACAAGTTTGCTCGCACGACAAAAGCGGTTGGCCTGAGCCTGTCTGCAATTGGCGGTGCGGCGTTGTTCGGGTTCTCTCGCGCGGTGCGTGCGGCGAACGAGATCGAGTTGACGGGCCGGCGACTCAATGCGGTGTTCAAAGAAGGCGCCGACGATGCTCGCGAGTTTGCTAAGGTGTTGGCCAAGGAGATCGGCGCATCTCGGTTTGAGATCGAGCGTTCGCTGACGACGTTCCAGGCGTTCGCCACAGGTGTTGGTTTTGCCGGCAAGCAATCGACTAAGCTCGCGCAAGACCTCACCATCCTCTCTCGAGATTTTGCAGCGTTCCAAGGTCTGGATGAGGGCGAGTCGCTACAGCGATTCATCTCGGCAGTGTCGGGTTCACCTGAAGTGTTGGACCGCTTTGGTATCAACCTCAAGGCGGCGGCGATTGATGCACAGTTTGCTGCCAAGGGTATTGACGAGACGACTGAAAGCGCCTCTGAATTCCAAAAGGTGCTGGCTCGCTACGACATCATCTTGAAGACGCTGCAAGAGCAGGGCGCGGTGGGCAAGGCGCGTCAGGAACTCGACAAGTTCAACGGTCGATTCCAGCAGGCGAAAGCTGCCGCGTTGGACTTCCTTGTGGCGGTTGGCGAACCTTTGCTTGCTGCACTCAAGCCGGTCATCATTGCCTTTACGACCATCACCAAGGCACTTACGCTGTTCGCGGAGACGTTCCCGCTTGTGTCGGTCGCGGCTGGCGGACTGGCTGTCGCGGTGACCGCACTTGGCGGCGCTCTACTCTTGGTATCTGCTGCGGCCGCAGTGCTCTCATTTACTCTGTCGGGATTAAAGAAGGCCGCGAAACTAGCAGGCTATGAATTAGATGACCTACGCCTCAAGGCAAAGGGTCTATACCAGACATCGCGAATCCTCAACGAGTCGCTACTCAAGACCGCCATCGCTACCCGATTTGGCTCAAAAGGTGCTGCTAAATATGCCCTCGTTGCCGGAAAACTTGCTACGGGTTTTGGGTATGTGGTAGCCGCCGTCAAAGCAATCTTTTCCCCTGTGGGATTGGTGATTGCTGCGGTCGCCGCCCTCTTGACGGTCTTGGGTCTTCTCGTAAGAAGGCTGGCTCAAATCGCCGGGTTCTTCATTGGCAATCTTGTGCGACCGATTGTAGATTTCTTTAAAGGAATTGTCGCATCCATCAAGCGTTTCGCATCCACTCTGGCAGAAGCGTTTAGGGCGGGTGCTCAGAGTTTTGAGCCACTCCAGAATGCCCTACAAACACTAAGCGACATCTGGAAACCTATTGTCCGCGACTTCAAACTCGGCCTCAAGGAAGTGGCTGAGTTTATCTCGCCTCTCACCGACTTCCTCGGCCTGACCGGCAAGACGAAGATCGAGATTGCAGCGGAAGGTTCCACTGGGCCACAACTCACACCGGAAGAGGCAGCAGCGGAGCAGGAAGAACTCGCGCGTAAACGCAAGGAACTCACCGAGCGCATCCGCGACCTGGAGATCGCCGGCATCAAAGACACGACGGCCCGCGCCCTCGCAGAGATCGAGGAACGGTATCGCCGCGAGATCGCACTGGCCGAGGGGAACGAAGAGCAGATCGCCCTGCTGCGTAAGGCGAAGGCACAGGAGGAATTCAACCTCCGCAACAGCTTGGTGGACGCCTACTACAAGAGGCTCCAGTCGCTGGATGACCAGATTGCCCGCGAGAAGGCGCAGAGCATTGAGAACGAGTTTGCCCGGCAGCGTAGAGAGGCCGAAATCTCGCGAAACATCGCTCGACGTGCCGTGGGCGTCACGGAGTCTGAGAAGGAAAAGATCGATGAGTTGTTTGCCGCCAAACTCAAGAACATCGAAGAGAACCGACTCAAGGCAGTGGCCGAGTTTGAGAAAAGCCTAATACAAGGCATCGAAGATGAGCGAGCGGCAGGCATCAAGACCAGGCTGGAACTGGAACTCGACGCCATCAAACGCAAGTACGAGGAAGAGCGTAAAGAGGCGAAGCGCCTCGGCGCCGACCTCGGCAAGGTGGATGAGTTGCGTCGCGAGCGCGAGGACCGTGCGTTCCGCGCAGAGAAAGAGCGCCGCCGTAAAGAGCAAGAGCGACTCGACACAGAACGCCTCGACGCCAATGAGGCGTTGGAGCGGGAGATTGAACGTCTCGACATTGACCTGGGCGAAGGCACTGATTTGGAGAAGGCCATCGAGAAACTTGAACTCGACCGACTTGATGCGCTGCTGGATTCCAAGGCCGATCCCGAGAAGGTGAACGAGGCGTTCGACAAGCGTATTGAGTTGTTGAAGCAGCAGGACGCTGCACGGAAACTGGACGACTCGCGAAACGTCTTCGGCACATTCAGCGCACAGCAACTCGGCGCCCAGCTTCGCGGCGGTGCTGTGGATCGCAACCGCGAGGAAGAATTACTGATCAAACAACTCTTTGAGGCAGAACGTACCAACCGAACCCTTGAGGAAATCCGCAAGGGTCAGGGAGCAACCGCATAATGGCATCTGTTACAGAACTCACCAACTCGCGTAGCGGCACAAGCAGCAGTCACCAGCGACGCTACCTCGCACAGGGCTACACCACCGAGGCACTGGCTATCGCGGCAGTGAATAGTTTTGCTCCGTCTGCACTTGGCGACCTCGCGCTGGTCGAGGACGAGACGAGCGTCGATGAGTTGCATTACGACAACACCGACTCGTCGTGGATCGCAACGTGCAACTGGAAGTTGTTTGAGCCTTCATCGGGCCTGAACTACAGCTTCCAAATTGGCGGCACGCAAATCCAAACGTCATTCCCGATCTCACAGACGAAGTATTACATCAGTGGCGCCGGTACGTCCTCTGTAGACGCTACCTCGGTTGGCATCAACTACGACGGCGATGAGGTGGGCGGGGTGAGTCTGCCCGAGAAGTCGGGATTTGAGTTTGTCATCCCGGCCCGCAAGCCGATTGCTGATGTTGACAATACGTACGTCACGGCAGTTGCGGACCTCTACTTGACGGTGAATGACGCGACGTTCGCCGGCTTTCCGGCAGGCGAGGTGTTGTTTTTGGGCGTGAGTGGCAGTCGTGTGGGGGAGAGCGACTGGCAACTCTACTATCGCTTCGCGCGGTCACAGAACCTCCCCGTGTCCCCGGCGACATACATTGAAATAAAAAGACAGAATACGCCGCACCTCCGAGTCACCTCAAAAGAGGGCTGGGAGTATCTGTGGATTTACTACGGTAAGGAGTTAGACGGACAAAACTGGCTGCAACCTGACCCTGTCTTTGCTTATGTCGCCCAGGTCTTTGAAGACGGTGACTTCTCGGGCCTTGAACTATGAGTCAATACCCATTCCATTCTGTTGGCAATCCGTTCCCCAACAATCAGCGCACTGTGAATGCGATGATCGAGGGCGCGAAGAAGGCGAACAATCCACCTAAGCCGCAGAAGGCAGTGGGGCGTGAGGTGATCCCATCGTCGTATGTGACGGTGAAGAACAACACGGGTAGCGATGTTGAGCGTTTTGGCGTGATGGGCATTGGCGATGTTGAGATCACTTACGCCACAAACGAGGGGCAGTTCAAGAAACTCGTATACATGGATG